GGGGTTTTTAAACACCACGTAGCGCTTCTTAGATCCGTCTCCGGTAAACATCTTAAACATGCCTTGCTCTACACCTTCTTGCACAAAGTTGATGAGCTGAACTCCTGCAGACTTAGTGTTGATGTAGCCACGGGCAGATATCATGGCTTTTGCTTTATCCATAATGTCGGGACTACTATCTAATGATTTAATTAAATACTTTAAACTATCTAATAACGAATGCGAAGACGTAGGCTTTACGGTAAGCGCATACTGCATAAAAAACGGAAATACATTTTCGCTATTTAGTAGCGCTCGAGTTTCGTCTGTAAACTCTGTATCTGCTCGCACAAACTCCCAGTCTTTGTCTGAGGCTAAAGCAGAGGCAATAAGGGGTGGCGCTAAGACAAGGCTATTCTTGCCTCTACCCTCTAGCCATTGCGCTAGCAACTTTGGTGACGACCTTACTCCGTCTATAGCCACCGGAACTTGATGTAGCTCCGCAATAGCCTGCGCGGCGTCTATGTCTTCTTTGCAGTTTAGGGTTAGGTAGTCTAAGCCTAAATCTATTCTAATTATATCAAAAATATATTCTGCTAAAGAATTCTTAGCGCCCACGAGCATTAAATTTGTTCTTGACGTGCCATCAATAAGATTGTGTATACCTGAGATGACTCCTGCCATTCCTGCTAAGTACGCAATAGTTTCTACGCTAGGCTCAAATATGTTTGAAATCTTTTTAACGGTCATCCCAGGCTCAACAGTTAAGTTAGAGCAGGGAGGCTCAACTTCGCTCATAACAAAGGGCACTCCTACTCTAATTTGATCTGTGTCAATTGATACTCTAGGTAGGTTAAACCGACCTGTGTCAGGGTCGTAGCCCACATAGTTTTGAGCTGAATGTACTTCAGGAGAACTGAGTCTTGTAATAATTTCTAAATATTTTTTAGCTATTGAGTCTGCTACAAACGGTTGCTTAGACAGTCCGGCAGAGGCTGCAATAAAGGCTAAGACTTTACTTGGATGATCCTCAAGATCGTCTTCGGCAGTCTGAAAGCCAATCTCTTTGCCGTCAAACAACAGCTTGCCGAAGATGGCAGCAGCTCCGCCTTGTTTTATTCTGCATATATGGGATATGCGCACAATAGCGTTGCACACTATTTCATCAATTACTTCCCGTGAGCCCTGAATCCAAAGTTTGCCATCTCGTTCAAAGAAAACCTTTTTATCGATAACAAGAGGCTGCGACTCCATTATGTGATTTAGCAGCTCTGCTATCTCGGTTCTAATATCTTCTGAGCAAGATGCAAGGATAATATTCTTTTGAAATTCTGTTAAATCTAAACTATCAATGACATTTCGAGCATTGGCTTTGCCCATGGTCAACAGTTCGGTAACTAAAAAATCAATAGGATCTAATAGGTTGTTTTCCTCTATCCTGGCATGAATAGAGGGCATAAAACTACCCTCCCAAACTTTAGAGGTTTTTTCTGTCGGCTTCCATATGTAAGGTGTATCGTCCACCATTATCTTAAAGTTACGAGCTTTAATGCAACTTTTAAAGAATGCGGTGTCTGGTTCGTCAATCCACGCCACGGTGGGCTTAGTAAGTAATAGGGGCTCTAGTTCCCCAATAGGGGCTTTAGCTACTACAGATAACTTGGTGTATCTTTCAATTGCACATTTTTGTGCAATTCTAGCTGCCTGCATGGGGTGAGACACAACGTGTATTTTATTTGCATCGGAGTTATGGCAAGAGTTAAGTCCACAATATCCTCCGCTATGCCCCTGTAGGAGATTCATATAGGACATCTGATCTTTAGCGGATACAAAACCAAATCCACTAATAAATCCCGGCTTGATGTAAAACGGCATTACAAGCAAACCCTCAGGAGACTTACCAAGACCAGATATGGTTTCCTGTAGTTGCTCTTCTAGCTCGTTCTTAAACCCAAATCCAAACCAATCAGCTAGCCCTCGGTTAAATACCTCTTGGCTTAGCCATAGGTTAAGTTCTGCCAGTCTGCCTACGGCAAGTCTGTTTGCCGTGGGGTACATGGCTGCTTGGGCCTTAGTCCAAACTTTTTGTATCTTTTTGTAGTATCTGTTATAAAAATTGCAATAAGCAATGTGGTCTTCTGTATTTACAGACTTTACTTTAAGATCCTTGGAAAGGACCTCTAAAAGCTCTTCTGGGTTTGAGATTTTGTACGCCTGCCCGTATAGTTGCAGACCTTCACATGCTAGTTTGCACTTGTCGCAATACATCCACCCTTCAAAGGGTAGCAGGCTAGAGACCAGCATATTTGCAGTTTTACACTTAGGACAACGTACATAAGCGCCTGCCTTAGCCGGGCCGTCGTAACCCAGAAGTTTTAAGATTTTTGTATAATGGAAGGTCGAGTAGAACTCTTCCGAAGGAACACCATCTATGAGTCGCTGGATTGACATAACTGATGACGTCTCTAAAAAGTACTATAATGCCTTCGTTAAGCAGGTCTCGATGCCGGAGTACGTAAAGGCAGCAAGCGTACCCACCAAAGAAGATTTGAACGACGTTCCATCCGATGCATTTGCAGATGGCTTCAACAGAAAGTTTGCCGTAAATACTAAAGCCAACTGTTGGTGCTCCGCTCTTTATTTCTACGGCAACCAGTGTAACACTTCAGGAACGAGTAAACAAGCTGAAGCAAAGTTGTTTAATGCTGCTCGTATCTGGGGAATTGCAGATGACGTAACAAGTCTGAAGCAGGCATTTGAATTACAAACTATTCCTGCCTCGTATGCCATTTCTTTTGACTACAAGGGTGCAAAGGTAGAGCGCTGCCCAGATCACACTAAGGAAGCAGCTACGGCTAGCGCAGAATGGCTGTATAAGAATAGAACAAAGTTTCCGCTAAATGTACAGAAGCAAGCAGCAACTCGCCTTGCAGCTAAGGCAGATTTTTTAAGTCTTACTACTGGCGCATCTACTTATTTAGACAAATTGGTAAATCCTGAGACCTATGCAAACATTAATTGCAAGGTAGCCATGGCGATTACTGATCGCCTTAGCAGCATCTCCACTATGCGTTGGAGCAATCTAGAAGACGAGCTGCTTAAAATTGCTAACGATTTAAACAGTCGTCCTTTTGAGATTTGCAATAGCGGAGAACTTATTTCCAATGCTCTGGAGGCTTTGGACGTAAAGCACGGACTTAATACCAAGTGGGGGTCGGCTCTGCAGCATCCTGTGGAGGCTTGCCTACGCGTCAATATGACTAAAGCCGCTGCCGCAGCAGACGCTGTAATTCACCTTACTACCGGCATGCCTGTGGATCTTACCAAGATCAGCGACCATCAATTGGAAAAGGGCCTCAAGATCGCTGGCGACGACTTCCTGTCTTATTGCCAGACCGACGGCTTCAATGTAGATAGAAGCAAAGCTGCCGAGATTCTGCCCACCCTGCCAAAACCAGAAGCCCGTAGATTTGAAGAGGCAATCAAGGTGTCCGGGTACATGCCAGAAACTGCCGACGATCTGCTTGGTCGTTTATTTAAGGAGGCAAACATCGGCATGCCTCCCATGCAGCAGGGTCCAGTAGACGACACAAACCCTGTGCCTGGAGAAGACGATGCTTCGTTTGAAGCTCGTATGAACGAGAAGAAAGAGCAGGCCAAGCTAGATGCGCTTGATGCTCAAGCAGGATTAGCCGCTGTCAAGGCTCGACAGGCAAGACAGCAACACGAACAGAACGTTATTAACTCTCAAATGGGCGCAGCCCAAGGAATGCAGTCATGATTAAAGTAGCAAACAACATTCAACGCATGCTGGAGAAGAAGGCACAAGGTGACATCTCTCCGCCGTATATTGCAAGACCTGCGGATGGAGAAATGGGACCACCATCTCCGTATATTGCAAGACCTGCGGATGCCCTTTCTCCGTATATTGCAAGACCTGCGGATGCCCCTAGACTTGCTCCAGAGAATTTCTATGCACCCTTACAACAGCGGTTGCAGAATGACACTCGTATGATGCACAGAGATATTAATCGTGGACTTCGCGGTGCGCAACAAGGCTACAAGAGGATGGTAGGTCCGGACGGCATTCCTCTGCTATTGTCAAGAGCGGGCCAGTTTGCTGCAGATACACAGGCCGCAGCTCCACTACTTGCGCAGGACTACAACAACATTCTAAACCTGCAGACTCAGGGTATAAACCAGTTTGGCGACATAGGTGGCTATGCTCTTGACTACGTTGACGCCTTTATTCCTGAGGCTCAAGGTTATGCTAGAAACATTGTAGACGCAGGTGGGGCTGGCCTTAATCAGGTTGCTCCTCAGATGGCAGCGAAAGGGCAAGCTATTCAAAATCAAGCAGCAGGTCTAGGTAGCAAAATTAAGAACATTGGTCAAAATCTTCTTAAGAATCCTCTAGGACGTTAATTCCAAAAACTAACATGCTGAGGTGATATGCCAGTAAAGTCCGTAACATCTCAACAAACCTATGAGCAGCTGTGGAAAAGCCGAGACACCGTTGGGACCACGCTCCTCACTATGGTCTTGGACTCGTACGGCCAGGAGATCTTTGATATGGATCCCCAGGCCTTCCGCCAAGAAATTGAAGAAGGTTTCGGGCTATCCGACATTCCTGCTATCAGCACAGACAAAGTTTGGGCTCTTTGGAATTCCCTTACGACAGACCTTGTGCACGTGGACGTCTCGACGTTCATGAACACAGCAAATCTACTAAGCGGAACGCCTATGAGCTACGATGTGTTTGATATAGCGGATGTCTACGAATGCGCCTGGGCGATTACGGAATTGACAATGATAGACAGCAGTACTCCGGAGCGACTAGGTCCAGACGTACGTAGATACATCGGAGAGGTGTGCAAGGAGCAAGGGTTGTATAGACCGCCTCCAGTACTTGCAAAGGTTGCGGACATGGGCCCTGGGGACTTTGCGGCCAACGTGGAGTCTCACGCAGATACCCAGGAAACCATGCAAATGATGATTCAAAATCAATTAGCGTTTCAAGCAGACGTAAAAGCCTACGTAGACAGAAGAACTGCTAAAATGATGCTTGAGCTAAATAACACTCCGCTGGTAAACAAGGACACCGGTACTTGGAATAAGTTTGTACAAAGCTTTGCCAACGGACTTAACAAATGATTTCAATTAGTCACAACATTACAACGATGTTACTAAAGCAGGCCGAAGCCAAGCGTGAGGCCAGCAAGGAGAAGTCTCTGCACGACTGGTTCAGTCGTAAGGGCGAAAAAGGCTCTAGGGGCGGCTGGGTGGACTGCAATGCACCGGATGGATCCGGAGGCTACAAGGCCTGCGGACGGTCTTCTGGCGAAGAGCGAGGAGATTATCCTGCATGTCGTCCGACTCCTGGAGCATGCAAGGAAAAGGGCAGAGGTGACAGCTGGGGCAAGAAGTCCGAAGAAGAAAAGAAAAAGGACGATGCCTGCACTCGTAAGGTAAAGGCCAGATATGACGTATGGCCCTCGGCCTATGCCTCAGGTGCGGTAACCAAGTGCCGTGAGGTTGGAGCTGACAACTGGGGCAATAAGACCAAAGAGGCCAACACCTTTGCCACAGAAGCTATCCTAGACGTACCCATTAAGTGCACTCCTGGATTTGGCTGCAAGAGATACTTTACGCCAGAAGAGCAGCTTGAAGTCGACAGAGCTAAGGCTCAGATGTTCCCAATGCTGTTTCCCACTGAGGCAGATCCAATCTCCAGCCAGCTGTCCAGTCCAACCTGGGCCGGGCTAGGAACTGGACTCATGGGCGCTCTACTAGGCGCAGGCGCTGGTGCAGGCACTGGAGCCCTACTGGAGAAGAGTGCTCCTCTGGGCGCCTTGATCGGCGGTGCAGCCGGAGGTCTAGGCGGATTGCTGTATGGCTACGGAAGCCGCGCTAGAAAGAATAAAGAAATCGAAGACCTGATGGAAGATCTACCTGTTGGTGCTGATCTAGGAGAGGTGGAGCTTTTCAGCGACCCTAGACTAAAGGCTCAGATGGCCAGAGACTTCCAGCGCCAGCTAGTAAGAAAAGGCTTGATGGGCTAATAAGATGATTAAAGTAGCAAACAATATTCAGCGTATGCTTAAGAAGGCCGGTAGGCCGCAAGTAGATAACCCCAACAAGGTTCCCGTATATTTCCCTATACTAAATCCAAGTAGCAATCAGCTGGCCAATTACGGTATTTATGCCGGAGGTGGCGGTTTAGCAGGTGCGGGTATAGGCACTTTGATTAATGCATTGCGAGGACAGCCTAAACTCAAGGGTGCTCTTATGGGTGCATTAATTGGAGCTGGTAGCGGCGCAGCAGTTAAAGGCATAGGAGACTACTCCCTAGATAGGTATGTTATCAATAGAGAGGGGGAAAAGCATCCAAATCTAACTAAGGTCTTGGACTCTCTTGGGGTTTCTCCAAGCCAGGTATACCGAGCTAATAAAGAGCGCATAGACGCTGAACCGGACAAGATCGATATGCCGCTAACCCGAGACGAGCGATTGGTAGAGTCTGGGTTTGACCCTGTAACAATGGACTTAATACGTCCTGATTGGCTACCGAGTTGGGTGCCCACAGGAGGGGTCTATGCAGACGAGCACGCCGACTACTATAAAGAAAAGTACGCGCCGAAGGCGGATCCCAGTCAAAAATAATACAAGACCTGCTGGTATAAAACCTAAGTGCTATATAAACAAAACCCAGGGCCAAAGCCCTGGGTTTTGCTATTTGTAGACCTACTTGTGAGTGGGAAGAACGCCTTCCCTAAAACCGGGCTCGTAAGCCTACAGTAGTTAGTATATCAGCGGTTTCTGGGCTCGCCAAATTCAAAGTTTGCCACAACGACGCCAGACTCAGTTACGGTTACTTCTGCCTCACCGCCGATTGGGAATACGGTTTCTACGCCATCAGCGTCAACAGTAGCGTACTCTGCGGCCACAAGGACCTTAGCTACGCCAACTGGACCCTTAGACGCTACGACTGCCTTGGCGGCATTGTCGACGCTTACAGCAACTTCAATAAGCGCTGCGTCTGAAACGCTCCAAACAATATTGCGAGCTGCAACATCGACTCCGCTGCTAAGTTTAAACGATACAGTTACATCTACTTCTTGGATATTGTTAATTACAGCCATTACTTTCTGCTCCTAGGTGTGCCAAATGTGATGCTTGCCGATACAGGAGGGCACTTTCTCTTACATCGTGCCACTACTATATCATAAATTATGTCAAAAATCACAGCTATATTTAATGCGACTGTAAGGGCAAAGAACGCCAGTAAAGCAATATCCATTGTATGTCCTTGGCTTATTTAGGCTTAGATCTTTTTGTTTTGAGTTTATCTGTCTCTATCCTGGCGCCAAGCTTATATAGGGCTTTGGAAATATCGTAGGCGGCTTTATCAATAGCCTCTTCATCTAGATCCCAAAAGCATCCATGTAGGCACTCATGTAAAAAAACCTCTAGTATCTCGCTCTGTTTGCGCAACCGGGAAGACAGCTTAATGCTCTTGTTGACATACGAGGGAGGGTCTATCTCGCCTCTTACGCTTGAGCCTAGGTCAGTCTTAACCAGCTTCCACGTATTGTTGCGCAGCTTTATATTCATGGTGCCTCACAGCCAAAAGATTACTGCCATTCTCTTAGGCTCGTTAGGTTCTTCGGGTAGTGCCTGAGCCTTCAGTAAATCATATACTAAGCCGTGGCGATGCACCAAATACCGATTGTTGACAATAGAAAACTTCTTAGGTATTTCTACTTCTAATTGTAATTGCGTCATAATGTCTGCAATTGTGGCGATATCAAATCCAGATAGTTTTAAAGCTTCGCAGATGGGTAGCAGCTTTGGCTCCCAGTCTTGCTTTTTAATAAATAACTTTTCTTCGGATTTTGATAAGGTGCTCATAAATTAACAGACTTTTGATTCCATTGATTGGAAAGCATCAACCAGTAACCCTTATATGGATAAGGATCTTCCGAGCTAGCGTTGCTATCTGCTGGTACAAATTTATTCATACCATAGCCTGCAAGACCTGCCTCTTTTACGTAATTATAAACAAGCCTTTGAGCTTCAGGTGAAGTGAGCGCCATTTGCGCTGGACCTTCCACAAAGACACGAAGACCTTCTTGCGTAAGTTCATGCTTTTTATCTTTAGGAATTCTGACCATTTGTTGCCTCCAAAACCATAGCATCAATATCTACGCCGGAAGTTACGAACTTACGGACCGCAGAATATACCTCAGGGTTAACTTCATTCAACTTAGACTCTAGCTTAAATATGAGTTCTTGAGTCCTACCAGACTTCATTGCTTCCTGCTTAAAGCCATGTAGATGCGTAACCTTTGCGTCTCCAGATCCCTCTAAGACGTTACGTTCTGTAAGCAGTCTAGCAATCGGTACTTTTAACTTATCTTGAATAATGTATGAAACCCAAAGCTGTTCAATCAGAGCAATGCTTTTCTCTAAAGCAAATCTTTGATCGTCCGTAGCGTAGTTAAATCCGTGGTTATCTTTTATAAATTGCTGCAGGGTATTGCCGTATTCATTTATTGCTTTCCAGTCATTGCCGCCAAACAGCGCCATATTAATAGGCATTCGGCTAGTCCAATAAGTCTGCGTAAATGGCGGTAAGGTAAATCCCGCGTTAACTAAATTTTTATTGTACTCTTCGTACTTACCCCAAGCAAAAGTTTCCGAGTGAAAAGCCACTACGTCGTTATTTAAAAAACTTGCCGGTAAGGCATCCCAAAGAAAAAAATCTGTGTCGTAGTGAATAAACGGTTCGTGTATGTTTGAATAAGCGTGCACTTTGCTATGCACCCAAAAACACGGATGAGAATCAAATTCCTCCCCTACAGACTGAATTTCTGTATAGGGCAGTTTGCATGCTTCCGCTAACTCTTTGCCCAGCTTATCGGTAATAAACAAAAAGTCTTTGTGCTGTTTGCGTATTGTTGCAGCAGACAATGCCATAATATAAATGGCTGGCTTCAGTAGCTCTGGACCTCCAACCATATCAAGATATGGGCGGAGCTTGTCTGATCTAAAAGAGTGAACTGCTTTCATAGTTTATCGTAGCCGTAGCCAAATAAGAATAGACGGTTCTGCTTGTACGTTTTTGTCACGGGATCATATACCATCCCCGACATAAAATTACCTTCGGCAGAATTATTAATAGTTCCATATCTAAATGTAGTTTGAGTTAAGGGATAACAATTATATCCCGTAGGCGCCATAGGGCAAGGGCACATTGTGGGTGGATTTACCCCAGATCCGCAAGGAGATATACAAGCCTGTGTCTCACAGGTAAGATTTCCAGTAACAGGATCATAAGTCCTGCAGTCGTTACAGCAGGTTGTTAGTTGAGGGTCTGTGCCGTAATAGACGCAGAAATTTCGGTAAACATCAGCTACATTGTCTCCGTCAGTATCCACATAGTAGCAACTAGGACAACATAGAGTTGTTATATGAAATCCTGTGTCTAAATTGCACCCTTCGCAGTCAGATACAAATGTGCATATTTCTCCGCTAGCACCTGTACCTGAGCTAGTTTCCTCTGTGCAAGTTGTGCAATTTGCAGAGACTATACATCCGTCATCTATAACTCTACAACAACACAACTGCGTTGGAGGTGGTTCGCAACAAGGATCAGGAGGACAATCTGGAATAGGCGGGCAAGGGGTTCCAGGACCAACTATCACACAGCCGTCTTTTACCGCCTGGCAAGGTCCACATTTATATTTAATACATACAGTGTCTCCTCCGGTACATGCCTCTGCTGCTTCCGGTGAGTCACATTTTATATCTGAATAGTATGTAGCAGAGCAGTCAACAATCTTAGTACCAGGAGGAAGCTGTCCAAATCCGCCAACGCCACCTTCTTGCCCAAAGCCTCCAGTGTTCTCTGGGGTCGATAGTATCTCGCAATTGCATTCTTCGGAACTAGCGCAAGTTTTAATTTGTTTAAAGTACGTTAGAGTTTGAACTGGCCCACTAGCTGCCGTACAGTTTTCTTCATCTATAATCGCTGTTTCGCACGATTGTTCTAACGTAACAGCAAGACAGCATAAGTTTTGGCCGCCTTTATTGCAGCAGCAAGGAATAGCTGGGTTATAACTGCCCATTATCTCTCTATAAAGCTAAGGCCATTAGAGAACACTAATGTCTCTACTCCTAATGCTTTTTTAATTCTATCTAACTCTAACTCTGATGCGCCTTGGAGTTGAGAGATTAGCTGAGTAATAGCCTCATTGGCTTTCTTTTTCTTAGCACATGCAGAACATCCCTGACCGGCACTGCTTGCCTCTATGGAGTCGTAGGCGGCCTTAATGGCAGGGCTGATTGCTCGTACCTCTGCGTTGTTGAGTAGGCCGTGAACCGTGGCGTACGTCATTGCGAACTTCTTCATAATAAACCTTAAAAGGATGGGGAGATGTGGCTTTCTGAACGTTGATTAGTGTATTTAGTAAGGATAGATAAGTCTTCTGCTAAAATATCAACCTGACTCTTCATAAGCTTTAAAGCAGAGTCAAGAGTCTCCTGGCTATAGAAAACAAGATTCCAAGTGTGCGCTCTATAGAAGTCTTGCCCAGCATTAGGTGATGCTTTTCTAAACGTTGCAAAATCTACAGCTTTAGCGATTCCGTAGAATACATCTACCTCTCCATCTAAAGTTTTCTTTCTTTTAATGAGCAGCAGGTTTCCATCTGCCGCCGAGGAGGTACCTATAATGCCTGTGGTTATTTGTACTCTATAGTACGGATCTTGATTAGATTCTCGCACTATGGAAGTTATAAAGTTTGTAGTTAAGTTACTCATTAGTACGATCCTCCATCTAATACATCTTTTGCTCTAGTAGCTTCGTATCTACCTGTTGTGGAGTTATAGACTAATAAGTCTCCATCAAGGGATCCGGTTAGGTTAAACTGAGAGTTAATTCCCGTCAAATCAATTACGGTGCCTGCGGGATTTAGAGTAAATAATTTGCCATCTGCTAAGTTTAAAGCTAGCTCTCCAGGATATAATTCAGCTGCCGTAGGTACTACGCCAGACTGAATAGAGTATCTGTGGATTACTGTGTTAAACTCGATCGGCATTTTCTGGGGATCCGAAGAACATTCCCGCTGAAGTTATGTTTCTCTGAGGCAGCATAGACGTTACTCCGGCAGTACCGGTATCCGTAGCTTCTTCGCAGTCTCCGTCAAAGGCTACTTGTTCGCTAAAGAACCAAGTTATAGGGCAGCCGCAAGCATCTGCTGTTGGCCCCCAAGGAACAAATCCATACATAAGTACTTGAGTACCTGCCATTACAGGTACAGGTTTAAATCCTTTTTCTACCTGTTTTTGAAGATTTATACCCGGAGTTAAATACCCGGGAAAGCCGCCAAAACTAAAACCATAAACGTTTTCTTTGTTATTCCAAGCGTCCCCATACTCAATACCTACGTCGTAATCTGTCCAAGACGACACATCGCAAAAAGCGTTAATGCACTGACTTGAGGCAATTACGCATATAGATCTTGTCCAACTATATCGCCATCCAGTGGCAAAACTTACTCCATTAGAAGAAGAGTAAGTAGTAGGATAGAATCCCGTTATTTCTGCAAGTATAGGCCCTATTAAATTAAATTTTGCAACCTGAGAGCCAAACTTAGCTCGAGCTTCGCAAAACTCGTCGCAATTTCCAAGCTGGTTCATTTGCGCTATAGGTTTAGTTACAAAAGAGGCAGCTCCTGGTTCGTTGCTAAAGAAGTCTTGCGGAGTGGCGTATTTTGCATTTTGAACCGGACCTACTCGGACACAGCCGCCATACTGGGTATAGCCGAATCCGCTTAGACTTGGGGATCCTCCACCTGATGCAATGTTAGGCGGCACTACAAGATTAAGATTCACCTGGGGTAAACATGCATCTCCAGAGATGTATGTAATTGAACCTTCAAGCCTAATTGTTTGGTCTGGATCATCTTCTTCAGTAGGCTCGTTTGTTACTTGTAAACTTACAGGATTACATCCTATTTCCGCAGGGGGAGGTGTTGGCCAGGGGCGTCTTGCGTTATCATTAACGCATTTAGGCCCATCAGGACCTGGATCAATGGGTGGCGGACATATACCTGTAGGTACCTGCGCACTATTGCAGTTTGCGGTTCCTGTAGGTAGGATGCAACCAGGACCGGTTACAGGCGGGATAGGAATGCATCGATCTAGACTCATGGCGTTCCTTGAGTATCACAATTAAACACGCTAGCATTACCGGCCGACTGAGGTAGACCTACGTAGATAAAGCGTATTATATCTGGAAATTGACTTACAATGGGGATAAACGCAGGGGCTACTCGTGCTAACTCTGTTTCTGTAAGAGAACTTACAACTAACGGGGTTTCGGCTTTGATGTCAATGTTTCCATTGCTATCAGGATCTACGCCAGAAATGCTGTAAATTGCCTCATCGCAGAGAATGTCTTTTGGACTTACTTTCTCAGACCAGACTCCGCATAGCTCATCGCCGGAGTCGTTAGCTCCTTGCTGTGCTCCAACAATGATTGTCTTTGTAGCTGGAAGCACAGATATAGTGCAGTTATTACCTGCTACTAACTTAACATCCCCCATAACTGGCAAAGACTCCGCATTGTATCTAACGGTGGGCGTCTGCTGTAAAAGCGGTTGGGCAGATCTGCAGGTAATTTGATGTACTCTATGGTTGCTTAGAGCCACTACTGTACTCGGCTCAAAGGCAACATTTATAGCGATAGGCTGCTCTGCTGCAAAAGTTTGAAAAAGAGTTTGAGCATTGCTTAGACAAATGTACCCTTCAACTTTATACCCAGATACTACAGGCCAGTCGTCTGAGTCAAAGTAATAGCGTACAAACTCTTGCGTAGCATAAGAGTCGTTAACCACAGTAAGAATAGTAGAACCCAGTAGTATGCTGTCTACCTTAAGTTCTAGCAGTAACTTTAATGGTTGTCCTGTAGCTTTATACAGCGATACCAAGGTCACTTTAGGTACGGTAGAAAAACTATCCCCTGCTATGTATATCTTAAAGTCTACTAAAGTAGAACGTAGAGCCCGAACCTGCTCAGTAGAACCGGAGCTGAAGTTGACTAACGGATAGGCTATTTGATTAAATGCAGTGTACATGTCATCCGCCTGCCATGCTGAATACGAGAGAATTAACTTCGGTGGTTATTCTGAAAGCCGGACGCATGTCTGGCTCAGAACTACCTACTTCAAACTCTTTTGTCTTGAGGGCCAGTACAACAGAGCCGTCTGGCTTTTGTTTTAGCTTGCTTACAAAGGGTCCCAGCAATGTTCCAGCCGCAGATTTAACGTAGTGTACGATTGTTAAATTTTTAAGAAACACTCCGTTTAGATCGAGCACTTCAGCTGGCGCAGAGGCGGAATCTACTACACACTCGTATCTAGTAAAGTGTGGGTCGCCTAAGATGCTAATTTTAATAGTAGTACTATTAAGTCTTTCTACTTTAATTCCTTCATTACCTGTAAGCGTCACATTTGCAGACTTATTATTGATAGATTGAACTTGCGTCTCAGGCAGGTATTCACAGACAGCAGGTAGAAACGTAGCAGAGTCTGCCGTCAAGGAGTACTCTCCTTCGTCTACAGATTGCAGCAGTGAACTCCTAGCTGGATCAATGACTAGACATCCGGCTAGGACGCTGCCATCAAAGACAGATATTATGTCTTTTGTCTCTCCAAACTTAATTATAGCCTCGCCCAAAACAAATCCAGAACTTGTAGATATCTCAAGAGCGACCAGTGTATTTGTTCTCACCATCTTGCTGATATAGCAAGGCTGCTCCTCAGAGTAGTTTCCACGTGCATAAATGCGAGCATCTACTATCCAGCTCTGCGGGATAAACCCGCCATCAAAAATAAGACTGCTGCTATCCATAAACGGATAGTTTCTATTAGAGTTAAGATTACGCCACTCTAAATGAGGAATAGGGTTCACGAAGTAACTCCTAGTATGACAATAGATCTAATAGCAGACTCGCCATTTGATCTAACATAAGTTTGAGTTTGCACGCCTCTACCGTCACTGTCTAAAGTACCTGCTGCCAACAATAGTCCATTATTGTTAACTGCCCATACGTCATTGGGGGCTCCCTGAATTTCAACGTAATAACCAGGATTAGATATATGCTCATATCTACCGTAGCTTTTACGTATGTAAGTCCCGGCTTCTTCAAAACTATCTGGAGCCTGAATACCAACAATGAGTTGAGTGATTCCCAATTGATCGTAAATTGTCGTCGGTCCCAAGATCATGTGGTATTGCGAGCCCTGGTAGACAATATCTGATTCGCTACGAAGGTTAGTAGCAACCGGACCAAATCCTATAAGGCTTGGACCTGCGTTGTCGTAGAGTTGCCACTCAGATAAAACCTCATCCACATGTAGATACAGCAACGTCTCACCAAATGCGACGATGGGATTATTACTAGTAAATACCGCTATAGCTTCGCGAGTAGGATGCTGTTGCGTATAGGTAAATCTGTAAGATTGCACTAACCTATTTACAATAATTTCAAATGTAAGTTTTGTATTAGGGCTTAAAGCTACTCTTGTAGGAGTTACCGTGTAGGCTCTAGTTGTAAACTCTGTAAATCCTTGAGCAGTGCTGCAGCTTTCAGGTATATCAATGCGACCCTTGCAGAAGGCAGACAGCTCTAGATCGGAAGAGACGACAACAATTTCCTTATCTCCAGATCCTTCATATGTAGCGTATAAGGGTTTATCCAATACGATTACCAGCCCTCTATCCTGTCCTTGAGGTACCAGTCCATTAATGCTTTTAATAGCCGTAAATGCACAGGTATTTGATTCTGGTCTACCGCCACATTGTCCAAGATAGGATTGCAGGCTTTGTCGTATCTCACCTTTAGTACCGCTAAATTGAATAGCAAGGCCCTTGTCATCGGGCACCACTTCAATTCCATTTTGCCCTACTAATTGAACTTGCCCGTCTACTGCTGTATTGAAATTAAGGCGGCCGATGCTAGTAACGCCGCCGTATTCGTAGCGAGTTACGCATTGGTCTGAAATCATGGAAGCCTGGGGGCCGGAGAAAGACCAAGACCCCGGATTAAGAATTCCAGATCCAAATACAATCCAACCGCCTACACCCGGCACATCAGATTGAATTTCAACTACAGATCCCGGCAGGTTAGAACTACGGCGTACCTGTACTGTAGCTAAAACAAATGCACCTAATACTGAATACTGTTCATTGATAAGTGTTGCTGGCGGAGTATTTGGCGAGAATGGGTGTGTCTGGGATCCCATGATTGTTAAAGTGACTAGTGCATTAGTCACTTTAATGCTGGCAATAAACGCACATGCAGCAATAGACCCCGGCAGAATTAGCTTAATATCGGATAGCAAAGAATTTACAGCCGATACATCTGTATTAGCGTAAGGCTCAAATGTAGCTCTATCGTCTACCGGATATGAGCGGTACTCATTGTCGTTAAGAAAATCTCTGCTAACTACTTTCATGGTATTCCTTATAGCAGCAAGGTTGCCGCAGTTTCAAAAGCCTCTGCTGGAATGTCGACTTCGTCATCCGATGCATCGACAGCCTTGCACTTAGTTACAAATGCTCCAGGCTCCCCTGCTGCAGGAGGTGTGTACTTGACTGCAACTTGTATTGCGCCCGTGTATTCGGCAGGAATACTTCCCAGCCGTGCCTCAAACTGACCAGTAAGATTAAGAGAAATAGAACTGCTTGAAGCAGTAGTCCAAGCGTTGTCTGCAAAAGTTCTATAAATTAAGGTAAGAGATCCTTCCCCGTGAACTGCATCTGAGAACTTGATAGAAAGACTTCTATCCGATCCTACAGTCACATAGGATCCGGTTGCCGGAGGGCAAGGATTTACTGACTTCTTATTTGGGGACATCGCTACTTGTTTAACTACGTTTTGAGCAATGATTCTATTTTGTGCTTCACCGCAGGGAGATCCTGCTGGACTTGGAGAACTGCCGTAGTAAGTAAAAGTAAGAGCGATGTTTACGTAGCCAGGGCTTCCATTAAGATTAACAATCTTTCTGAAGATAGGGTCTACGATAACTACGCCTGAGGTCATCATTAGATAGCCAGTACAGGAAGGAATATCTGTACGCTGCTCTAACTGGCAAGAAGGCAATCCAGGCAATGCCACTAGGTCTACATTGGTTTCAACTACACCTTGTGACTGTATGTTAAATTCTAATCCCTTTGATGTTGGATTTAGATTTTTATAGTATAGGTACGAAGCTTCTGAAATAGGAATGACGGCAAGAGGTTGATCTCTTTGAACGGTATATACGTTGCCGTTTTCGTCAGTGGCGGACATGTCGTTTGCCGCTGTGACAGCATGTCTTAGTTTCATACTCAACGCTCGGATGGTGTGTCCGGTGTTGTTTTCCGCCATGGCCTGGATCTGAAGCTTAAAGTTTTGCTGAGGCCACATTCGGAACCGTGGCGTAAACGAACCAAAGGTAGGACAACAGGCTGCTCTATTTTTAAATTGTTGAGATACGCTGTTGTACTCCGTAATAAGTTCTTTAAGTTTCTTTACTGCTTTGTAGTACAGCAGCGCTACACCTTTGATGTACTCTGAGGTGTCTTTGTAGTCTTGACAACGACAGCAAGGGGCGCAGTGTGCGTTTACAGTAATTTGTGGGTTGCCGTTTGGCAGATATCGGCTGTCTACCGTTATGCAGTCCGCAGACTCAGCCTGAAATCCGTACTCCCCTTTGTCGTTTGCCTCTTGTCCATTAATACGCCTAATGACATTGTCAGGCTCTATGACATCGTTGCAGGGCACTAGTCCTGCTCCAGCGCCGGGACTTACAGCAAAAGATACGTTTACAGGGTCTTCTGCAGCGTAGTCTAAAGAGTAGTTATAGCCTTCGGTAATCCAGATGGGCTTAGTGGGTAGTAGATTGTTGTTTACGTCTACCGCTACAACTCCAAGCTCTGGCTCTAGGCAAAACGGAGCAAGCGAGTAAGCGCTAATAGGGTAGGAGTCGAATGCCACGTCCTCTAAAATTACATAGGTTATGTAGGCGCCCTTTTGCGTATCCGCTAACAGACCATGGGTGTATCCACCTACGGACTCTTCGGTTATATAGAATCTATCCGTAGCGGAATAAGGTCCGGCTGTGGTTGACGTGGCGGTCTCAAAATTTTGTCTTGTAAATAAAGGACCAGATCCAGTTATTACGTTACACTTTAATCTAGGTCCTGCCCCTAAAGTTGGAGTAATAGTTACGTGCTCCAGATAAGCCATGCTTGGGCTGAATGAACCAAATGCTTTAAAAGCAACAATAGGAGGATTGCCATTAGCTGCCGTTGTTAAAAACGGCAAGCCATTAGACTCGCACTCCTCAAGAAAGCCTGCAGCGTATTTACGTAGTGCCATATCAACCTGGATCCTGCGCGCAGCTAGTTGGGTCAGTAGAAGAGCTAAGACATACATTCTGTAGATTGGCTACAGATGAGGCTAATTGCGTGATTTGCAGAGCAAGCTCTGTAAGTCGATTATTTAGGTTTTCAGTATCAGTTACGACAACCTGCAACTCGTTACAACCACAGCAAGGCTTTGCACAAGTATCCGATATGCTAATACCGTCGTTGCTTGTTACAACAGAGACACAGTCTCCGCCGACGATAGCAATGTTTCCTTGGGCATCACCTTGTATGCCGTTTATTGTTCTAATGCAGGGGCTCAACTCAATGTCGTTGCAGTCGCAAGTTTCTGCCAGTCCGCCTCCGTCTACAGCATTGAATCGTAAAGAGCTGTATTCAGGCGAGGACGTAACTGCGATGCTGTGATTCGACCCGCTTTGTAGAGAGATCTGGCCCGATAGAACCGGTGTAGTAAATCCGGAGTTAACAACTCTAATTCCACTAATTCTCTTAAGCCCAAAGCTGACAACCGTTGACTCGAGTCGAGAGCCGGCTAGATTAAAGGTAAGAGTACCTACCGCGCCTTGTAGCTTTGTCACGTCTCCGATAACCGCCACGCCGGAGATCTGGGAAAAATCATATATAGAGCTGGAGGAGATGCCTTTAATTGTTACTGAGGTATTTTGCGTAAAACCCGCAAATGCCACAGGGGAGGATACGGCAATACTCGGAGCTTGGAATTCTCCGTCGTAGCCCAACTCAAATACAAAGCCCTGAGGATAAACCGTAATAGAGCTGATATAGAAGCCAGCAGGCTTAAGTCCTGCTATATATGGTACCGCCAACTTCATATCAACAAACAACTCGTTTGGCATTTCAAACGAGGAGTTATTGGCTTGTTGTGTTGCCAGCTGACTAAGAGGATAGTTTCTTAGTGAGTTTGAGTTTAGCCATTCCGTTCCAATTATTGCAGACATAAAGCCTCCAAGCCAGGAAGCCTAGTTTACTGAACGCCTGGCTTATCTCAATTTTAAGTAAACTTTATAAATCTATACCGCAGAGAAACAATTCCTAGCTTACCAGTGTAGGCATCCGATGACGATCTAGCAAGACGGAAGAATATCTCGCCTCCTGCGTATGCGGTGTCCAGCTCCACGGTTTTAATAAAATAGTCTTTAGGTATTGCCGTTCCAGTTAGAATTGGCAATCCACCAGAAATTGTCCCACTCGTAACATGAGTAGAATTTGTTAGATTGTACTTTTGCGCAGCTGGCGGTGGTTTCATGTTTACCCAGCTAAGCTCTAAGTTAGGCATAGCAGTGGCGCCAGAAGCATGCAGCGCTAGGAAAGTGATAACAAGATTTAATTTGTAGTTACCGTCTAGATAAGCAGGAATATCTACCTTGCCAAGAATCGATGAGTTCTTAGCTGGAGGCATTGAAGAATAGAAAACATTTGTTGCCGAGTCCTTCTCAATAAGAACATCGTCAATTGTCAAGATATCCGGCTGCCCTTCCAGCTTGCCATCAAGGCCAACCACTCCAACTGTTACTTCGCCTTGACCCCCAGCAAATGTAGAGTTAAGGCTTATGTTTGTACCTGCAATGAGCTTCTCTACCACACGTCCACGCTTCATCGTGAAGTTGGTAATGTCCTTAACGACCAGAGATCCGGGTTCTGTAGTAGAAGCGTCTGTGACTGTAAAGCCTGCCTTGATAATCAGTGGGCCATTTGTCGCAGGTCTGCCGTCTGGATCTGTAATCGTAATTGGAGAGTCTGCAGGTGTTTCCAGACTGGTTACAACCTTGATGCCCCCGCTTACTAGTTTTGTGTATACCAAGGTGAGATCAACAGGCGGTACAATTTGACCTGCATCATTTAGAGACCAATCGCCAAACTTTATGTTGGTGTCTGGCAGCACATGCTTAGGACCAACCTTATTCCACGGCACCGTGAGGAACGGATCGGCCCACCAAATGCCGTTACTGCCAGCTTCGACAGTTGTGTCTGGTAGGGCTATGCCGTTCTTGGATACGACATACGCACCTACTACCGTTTCTGGAAATAGCTGATGTAGGACTTTATCTGCCGCAAAGTTATATCCATATTTTGCTGTTGGCGGAATGACCGAGTCTGGGAAGTACTGAGCTGTAGCGGGCATCCAACCCGGTAGAGATGAGTCTACGTATTGACCCTTAATTACGTACCCTACACTGGGCGAAGTAGCGTCAATTGGAGAGATGTAGGATGTAATGCCAGCTGCTGTTGAGCTATTTACGCCGTAGCTGATCCTGTAGCCTGTAACTGTGTTAGGTACTTTTACGGCAAGGCCTATGCCCGCAGAGGCCTTAAATACTAGGTCGTAATCTGCGCTGTTTGTGTTAAGTTGCTGAATTCCATATTTAGTCAATACAACGTCTACGAGGCGCAACTCATTTGAAGTTAGCGAATGTACCTTGCCGGTAAGGTAGATGTTCCCTACGGTATCGGGATTTGCGTAAGAGTGGCTGTATAGCTGAACTGTAGTCCCTACTGTTAGTGCAGAGGCTGCACCTCCAGGGAAGTTCTCTACAGCTCCGCCAGAGACGCGCTGTAGAATAAGCTCTGGGGTGGCAGGCCTTGCGGTCAATTGAAAGCGAAGAGCCTGAGTATCCAAAGGCGAAGTGATTGGCGGACGAACCAAAAGGTGCGTATCGTCAAGCAGAGTGCAAATAGGAATATTCAGTAAGCCAGGCTTAGGTGTCAAAGAGCCAGCAGTCGCAGATCCCGAGGCCAGATACAACACCCCACGATCTGCAGGATTTAAAAGAAGATTAGAGACAATAGATTCGCCGGTGCAGTCGATAGCTATGTAGAGAGATGGATCAACCAAGCCCTCTACTACGATGACGCCGGAGTTAGTCGTATCTTTGTATACAACGATACCTGCAACCGTAGAAGCCTCTGAGGCTTGCAAATAGCCATCCTTGTACTCCATATCAGCGTAAGCTGGAGCAAACTTTGCAGATACCGGATTGAAGTAAACCGCATGTCCGGTCTTTACGTCGTCCGTAAATGGAGCGCCCGATATGAAGATCGCAGCTGCCAGACTTTGTGCATCCTGGCGATCTTTGAGGTGCTGGGTGCGATAAGCCAGCTGAGCAATAGCGCGATTGGCCACCTCAGCGGTGATAGGCTCACCGTTTTTAATCGTCTCAATTACGCTTTGCCAGGGTTGAATGGAGCTCATAGGATTATGGTGCCGTTACGCTTACGGTGAGTGGGAAGGTTACAAACAATTCAGAGCTAGCGGTTTTGGTAAGGCGCTCTCCAGCCCCGGTAAAGTAAGCTCTAGCTAAGACAACGTCAGAGCTGGGTTCGCTCTCATCTACGGCTAGCACGAGTGCTGCTCCATAGCAGATAGAGCTTGTGCCAAAAGTTTCTCCAGCCAACTGCCCGGCCGAAGTGCCGCTAGACTGCCCAAAGAAGTTAGTAGACGTTGTGTATACGCTGCCTGCCACAGACGAAACTATATTTGGATCTCTAATGGCCTGGACTCTCAGATAGTTTTTACCTGATAGCTGCTTATAGTAGTCTTTAGGATTTGAAAAATTAGGAATAGCAGCAGCAGTTGTATACCCAGTTGGAATATTGCCAACCGTATTTGTGTACTCTAGATATAAGTACATTTTATGCGGCTGCTCGGCAACGGCTTTGGCAATTCCTAAGGGAAGTTCTGCTGTGAATGTTGTGACCATTATTAATATCCGTAGGTGGAGTATTTTACCCGGGAAGTGGCTTTAACAGAAACCTGGCTTTCGTTTATAGCAAGAGCTGGAGTAATGACGCTGTACGAGGCTTTGCAGTCAAAGCCAAAAGCGGTGCTTACAAGTATAGGCTCCACTATATTAATGTTGGTAAATATTAAGACTTTTACATCAACAGGGAGTGTTTGCCTAAAAACTTTAAGTGCAGCAGCTGCAGGACCCTGAATGTCTGCCTTGATAATAATCATAGAACTAGCAATTGCCAGTTCTTTACCGTACTTAAAAGTCTTACGATCTCTGTAAGGAGCCGGTATAGATTCCGTTACATAAACGTCTTTATCGTGGATGATCTGTAGGCTACTAGTTAGCGAGGTACCTTGAGGAAGAGCTTGTCCTACTTTAAGTGCGTTTATTTTAGCTGTAGGAGCAACGTATCCTGCCTTATCAGTAACCACAACTGTAGTGGGTCCGTATGCGTAAACCAACTCAACCTGTTCGTCATTTTGTGTGACTGGGGAGTTAGCGCAAGAGCCTAACATAGTCAACATATCTAGATAGTTGGGACCGTAGGATCCTAATCTCCAGAGATGCTTAAACGGGACGACAGAATACACCTCATCTGATAGAGCTACACCTAAAGCGTAACCTAATCTACTTGTAGTAAATCCTGCCTCTTTTACAACATTTCTAGCGTAGAAAACGGTTTCTTTTCCATCTAGTCTAAGGGGAGTTCTAAAGTACAGCTTATTGTCTTCAATTTTAAAATCTATATTTTCGGTAAGCACTTTTGTAGGCTGCGCTATATCGTCATATAAAAACGGGATAGACAATAACTCTTCTGGCAAGTCGTAAGCTATAACGTCGGTATTTAGTTGACCGTAACTGTAAATTATCGGATAGGGTCCGTATTTTTTATTAGGATCCCCATGCTCAATTTTTGTTTGATTGTAATAGCTAAAAACAAATTTAGTCCAACTGGTAGTGCGTCCCGCGGGAATCTCCTGATTGCCCACAGACTTAACCAGATCGCTGACATTTTGTTCCGACTGCTCGTGCGTTACAAGCTGCCCTTTGACAAGTTGACGCAGTAGAGCACCATTGCCAAATAGCCGGCTCCAGAACGAGCCTAGTAAGTTTAAAAGCTGTTTGGCATATAGCTTTGTCATGAGGTGGAGCACTCCACGATGGAGATGTCAATAAGGGCAGACTCAAGGAAGAATGCCAGGGTATTTTGAGTTAATCCGCGCAGAGGCATCTTAGGCGGCTTAAGGGCATCTGAAGAATAAATGATGTCCTTTTCCAGCTTGGGACCTATGACTACACCATAGAGGTGTACGGGTAGATCTATCACGTAACCCTCTGGTATATTTTGATAAGCTGTGTGTATAAGGGCACTAGCAGGAATAGATTTACCTATTTCAAAGGAATTAAACTTAGATACTAAAGCTGCCTTGAGAGCATTTATATCTGGATCTTGTGCTCCTGCTGGTTTAATTAAACGCATTTCAAGGCTGCACATTGTCGGGATAGGGGCGTGTACCAGCATGTCAGCGCTCAAACTTCGCTCTGCAGCAGAGTCTACGTAATTCTGCACTTCAACGATGTTTGGCATCTTGAGGTACTCAATGTAGAAGTAGAAGAAATCTACAACACCAGGGCTAGCACTTAGGAATATGTTGCATGGTCCTGTGGCAGCCTGAGGCACTGGTAAAGTGCTGGATGTCTCAACGTATTCATTTGGCAGCCAAGGATTGGGGTTTGCAATTGAACCGTTTTCTATAAAATTTAAAGCAGTAGGGGTTGCGGCTTCTTTGATCTGTGGGTATGGAACTATAAACCTAATAGTTGCTTTTTGATAGGCTGTAAAGGCAGCAGACTCTATGTTTGGAACTAGATGCCTAGTATTGCCATCCAGCGTTCTGATGTCGGATACAAGTTCAAGGCCTGCCTGTTGAGTAAGGTTAGACTTGATATTCTCCACGGAATACATGCCGGCGGCTTTAGAGGTCGGCAGTACAATTTCAAATAAAGCCTCTTGATTGCCTACGTCGTAAGAAATCATTTGAGCGGCAATCTTCTCCTGTATACGGGAAGGATAAGATGCAGTCTTTACAAACAAATCTACTCGACCGCCAATGTGAACACCGTCTACCAGGTCCCTGGTCATTTCTGGGTCTAAAAAGCCAACTACGCCTACATCCTTAACACCAGAAAACTCAGCCTTAATCTTAGCCTTGATGTGATCTCTACCGCCAAATACCTTACCCATAACGCCAGCTTTGGCTTTGGCAAGGAGAGCAACATTGTCGTCAGCGTCTGCTCCGCCTGTAAAATCAGAGTCGGCCTTTGCAGACACCAGCGTGGAAATAGTTGGAGTAACTCCTGTAACTGTTGTTGTCGCTCGGATGTTTCCAGAAGAGCCTGAATTTACCGCAATTAAATCAATAGTTGTTGTGAACAGAGATCCAGATGCTTCTAAGATGCGTTGATTAGAAGCCCCGGTGTAGTTGGCTTCAGACACAAGAACGTAAGATCCTGCTGGGCGGAATAGCAATCCGCCCAAAGTAAAGCGCATATCTGGCGTAATTACAGTTGAGTTAGATAACGAAAAGAAAAGTCTAACTATTCCGCTAGCCGTAGATCCTTCTGCACGAGTTACGTTGAAGTTAGACAGTACTCGCTCTACTTGAACATCATCTACGTCATTAGGACTTTTGCTAATTTCAAGCAGACTGCTAGAGATAAGAGCCAAATCAATCTGCTCTTGTATTCGCGTTTCAAGGTGGGCATAGAGTTTTACAACCAAGTCCCGAAGCACTGTGCCTGCAGACAGGTCAATGGTGGGGTAGGCTGCCTTTACAAATGCGATGATCTGCTCCTCTTTTGAGAAGACAGTATCAGGGGATTGATCAGCGAGTGGAGTTTCCATATTACACCGTTGAAATGGCGACAGGCACCAGGATTATCGAAGAGTCCTCAAACGAAAACCGTAGAGACATAATTGCCGAGTCCAAGGTAACCGTAAGGCCTTCCAGCTGGACGTCAAGCAGAGCCTCATCCGGTGTAGACTCAAGTACAGAACTTTTAATGTAGTTTAAGATGTCGTCTTTTTCTGCGTAGAACGCAAATGACAAAGCTAAAGCAGTGTGTATCTGTCCGCTAAATAAGTTAGATACAAATTTTGTCCCGTACGTAGGTTCACTAGGCACAGACCCCTGCTCTGTCATCAGGAACTTAAAGAACTTTTGTGCAACCTTATACGGGCCTGCAATAACAGATCCTGAGTTAGATATCGTAACGTTGACTGGGCCCAGGCCGCCATAAGCGGGAGTCTCCAGTACGCATATGTCAGAGATCTTGCCAAGATATGACTGGCTGACGGCCATTAGCTTTGCGCCTCCTCAACAGCTAGGAACTTCTCTACGTTGTCCTGCATGTTAGCTAGTAGGCCAGACTTATCCGTCTGAATGTTTTTACGACGACCTGCTTCATCCAGTATTCTGTGAATCCTCGATGAGTACCTAAACGTCATGTCTCTATGGGCAACGGCAACCAGATCATGCTGCATTTGCTGCTTCATGGCGTCGAAGATTTTATGCTTCTGGCTTACCGTAGTGATGAATTGCTGAGCCAGCTCATTTCTGTTAAATCTGGTTGCCAGCTCCTCAAAGGTATTGTTAAATTCTTTGGGCTCCCACAATAGCCTAAAAGCGCCAGAGCCGAGGATCCCCTCGCCGTTAGCTGAGTTCTTGGTGGCTTCCTTAAGGGAGTCAAACACCTTTTGAGCTACTGGATTCATCGCCCTCTCCTGCTGAGCTGGGCGTATTCATCTAGCCTTGCGGCGATTGTATTGGTGAGTTGGCTGACTCTGCCTGCACTGATTCTAAGACGCTTGGCAATGTCATTATTGCTTAGAATCTTCTTGCCGTTATATCCTAGCTTGTGCTCCATGATGACTTGCTCCTGCGGTGTAAAGGAGCTGTACATAGTGTCTAGCACGTCTTTCTGAAAGCCAGGATTCTTGGCTACAGTGATTTCCTGAGAGGTCACAGGATTCTCGCCAGTAAAAGCCGTGGAGCTTTCGCTAAAGACCCGCTTGTCCATTCCTCGCACTTTGTTTATCTGCCGTATGGACATACTTGTAAGGTCAGACAGTTCGCCGTCACTTGGAACTCGGCCCTTGTTCTCATAAAAATCAGCTTCAAATTTCTTGAGAGCGCTGATTTGCTGATAGGCTCTTTCTGGGACTGGGGATGGAGTCAGCTCCCGGGAGTACCTGTTCAGAGGCTGCAGCTGGGTATATATCCAACTCCGCAATGAAGAGCCGGAATTAGGGGTGTATTTTTTTATGGCTTTAGCTGCCAGCAGCTTGGCTCTAGTTTTTACGGCCGGCCCTGCATTCAATCCTGAGTAGGCATAAACAGCCTTATCGATGTCTGGATTCAGCTGATCCAACATCGCCTGCATCTGGCTGCTATCCTGGGTTTTAGCCCAAGTCGCATACATGTCATCCAGAGATAGTTTTTTAATTGGTACAGGATCCATACGTCTATTTTACACTTTTTTCAGAGGAGATTCAGTATTTTTGGGTTTGTTTTGGAATAGTGCTGCTTCTTCGCCGTCATCAGAAATACCAAACATATCAATGTCTTGACTCTCCATGAGGTGTCGTAGTCTATAGGATGTAGATATTCTGCTGCTAGACGCTGATAGCGTGTAGGTAACCGATTCTACTATACCTCGTTTTACCCAGTTTTTAGCAAGACCTGAGACGTTGGCACCAGACTGAGAGCCACCAGATCTGTATATCTTCACACAATCTCCTGGGGCAATATCCAACCTGAATCCGCAAAGCACGTCCTGAGTCTTGGTGGCAAACACTTTTGAGAAATAATAAGACTTTGCGACCTCATCCGCAAAGCCTTTGGGAATCGAGTGCTGAGTATTGTTTGCTTTTGCCGCTGTGGGGCTGGTGACAGGCACTATGCCGACTTTAGATTTATATTGCCCGTCCGGGGCTTGGCTGGTATGTACACTGCTTAGATAGTCTGGAGTAGGGAATACTATAAACGGACCTCCATCTACCTTGCCTTGCAGTGGGGCTACGTACTGTCCTATGAAATTATTTTCTATTATGCTTTTATCCACGTTCACTATGGATGAACTGATGCCTCCGCCGTACATGATCGCACCCATTGGCAGGAGCGCAGGATTGGCAGAGCCTCCTCCAAAGTCGCATTCCGAATCCGGGACTTTAACATCTATAGGGCCTAGCGGATTATAAGACATCACAAGACATTCATCTACCCGGGGAGCGAGTACACCGCCAAATGCAGAAATTAAAGTAGTTATCTTTTCAAAGGCAGTGCTGCCACCCGTACCTGTGAAGATGATCGTGCCCACCATCTCGTTAATAGCGTGTGTTACTAGAGTCGATTGATCCAGAGCTGGTGCGGCTTTTGAGTTTAACTTCAGTTTGCCTTTGGACGTAAGTCTACCCAGGGCGGAGACTGCGGCAGCATTGTTAGACGGAGTGCTGGTGTCTCTGAATCTCCGAAGAGGCTGACTGGCTTTGTAGATAGCTGCTGGGCGAATGATGTCCTCCCACCAATCCTTGCCGACGTAGTCGATATCGGCCACCACCTTACCGTCTGCTATGAATGTGGGCTGGGCGTGTTCCTTGGATGGCAGGGAGGAGTCTTGTATCGTAAACCAAGAGTCTGGGGCGTTCTTATCAAAGTCTCCACATGCAAATGACGCTAGATCCAAATTGTACATCCAGTGTATTAACACCACGGTAGTTGCCACACCTGTAGTGCTAAAGTCTGCAGAACTGGACAGGACGTATCCGTCGAACAAGACGGTGTCAACATCCCCAGTCGGAGTGGCTTTAGAGCCGCTTGGGTGGGCCTTACCTACGCCTTTTACCTTCAGCTGAGCTGGCTGTCTGCCGGTCAGATCTGAGGGTTCAAGCAGCTGAGATCCGCCTGATGCGTTTGGATTGTTAAACGTAACTCCAGATGGTACGACTACCCGAGCAATAGGAATTTGGTTGAGGATAAATTCAACAACAGCATCCACCACGGGTACGGTCTTGCCGTTTACCACCAGGTCTACTGATAGTTTATATGCGGCATGCTCCGGGCTGATCGCATTGCTTGCCATCAGAGTTCATTCACCGCAAGGATAAAGGCAGCGATTGCGTCTTCGACTGCTATCCCTTGAGCAATCGTATCCGCATATTCAGAGTTGTTGTAGGTAAGCCGTGACACCAGATCCGGCTTTGCCTTTATGGCGTTATATATCGGCATGCAGTCTCCGGAGTACGGAGTTCTGATGTAGCCGACCAGAGATATCTGATCTCCGCCACCTGCAGAACATTTAAAACCTAATGAGTATCCTGAAGTACCTACTGCCGTACTGGCTAGAGTCGAGCTGAACTGAGCTACCAGCAAGCCATTGACGCTGAAGCTGAGGCTGGGGTATGTACCATCAACTGATACTCGCCAAAAGTTTCTATGTGGATCCTGCTCCGATGTTTTCAGCAAAGTATAGGTTAAGCTAGGGCTGATGGCCTCTACGGTCAATCTATCTGGCTCGTCAAATATAGGCGCGGCAGAATCCAGTTGAGCGAGATACGAGCGCCAGTTAATGCGATCTGCAAATTGACTGGATCTCAGTATTTGAGCTAGGTGCCTTACTCTGCGACCTACGAACTCGGGGTCATCTGAATCCAGGCCTAGAATCTGAGCTGCCTGTGATAGTTCAGGTGTGCTCTGCGTCAACGAGCTATCTGAAATAGGGGGAACCCCAAATGCAAAAGGCAAGTCGGAACGCCCTGCCAGCATTCTGGTAAACGGCGCATCTACTGGAATAGGATTTGTGCTTGAGAAAAATAGCATACTATTCCTTGGGAATGATTGACATTGTAATGCTGAACTTGGCAAAGCCAAAATCAGCAGCGCCACTACCGATTTCAAGCGTCATGCCTTCTATGAATCCCTTGAGGGTCACGGGGGGTAGACTCAATGTCACCGGGTTTGTAACAGCTTGAAAGTTAGAGGCTTTATTGTTGTTGTAGAAGTTTATGATCTTCTCTGCTGCGGTGTAGTCTCTGGTGCCTCCGCTGCAAACAGACGCAGGCAAAGCGAGCCCGCTTACAATCGCCTTGGACATTTCGTTGCCCAGAGGATAGATGTACAGAGCCTTGCCTAGCGTGCTAAAGTATGCAATTCGAGTTTGCTGACTTACGGCTATAGACGATATAAGAACATTGGCATCGCCACCAACTAAGGCAGAGTTGCCGGTAAGTTCTATGCTGGCCATCTGCCCAGGAGTTGCGCCTTCGATTCTTACGACTGCGCCTGTTGAACGTGGGAATAGATCTGGCATTATGCAACCTTTTCGTTAAGGCTCTTGAGGGCTTCCGCACTCACGCCGATCTTTTCTGCCATGAGCCTGTTCACAGCAAGCAGATCTGTTAAAGTTTTAGCACTTGAGACCATGGCCTTTTGAGAATCGTCAGTTTGCTTTTGCTGCTCGTCCTTCTTCTCTCTCGCAGCCTTATCCTGTTCGATTATGTCTTTTTCTACCTTGGTTCTCAGCGCTTCTATTTTCTTAGCTCGCTCTTCTTTGCTGGAGCCTAAAATATCCTGGAATGACGTCATGTCTGCCTTACGGCGCTCCAGGATCTCTACGCGCGCTTTATCCCCCGACTGGGTGGCTGTAGCCAGTTCTGCCTCAATGCTGCTCAGCTCCTTAGTCACGGCTTCCTTCATTCCAGGTGTAGTGACGTTGGAAGCAGATTGAATAAGCTCTACAAAGCTAAACCCTTCCTGATCTACGGCGGCTTCAGCTTCTGTTTGAGATAGACCACCCTTAAACTTTTCCGCAACCTTGCTGTCCCTAAGCTGTTTTAGACCTTCGCTAAGCGCCTCTTGTGCTCCGGGCTTTGGCGTAAAGGCCTCATTCAAGGCGCGTTGATTCTCGGCAATTGCTGTGGCCGTAATCTCCATTGTCGTCATGCCGCCATGCTCCGCTCGCTCGGCCTCCTCAGCCTGTCTAATTCCGGCTGTTCGCATGGTGCCCTTGTCGGAGGCCAGACCGAATCTACCCATTCTCTCTCCGAGGTTGGACAGTACGGCGTTTCTCTGAGAGGTTGTGATGGCGCCAGACTGCGTCAAAGTATCTAGCAAAGCTACTCTGTCCGCCTGGCTCGGTAGCTTGTTGAAGGCTGCTGTAAATTGCGTGAAGTCCATGTTTGCAATCTGAGCATCTGTCATTCCAAAGGCGGTCTTCAATTCTGCACCTGCGGTAGTAGTCATATCCTTGACCATTCCCTCAGCATCAAAACCCTGCTCCTGGAATGCCCTCTTGACCGCACCGGTGACACTGACATTTTCGTTCTGTGCGTAGAACTTATTAACGTCGTTCATGGCAAGAGACATACCTGTAGCAACGGCTTCCCTGCCGGTGAATGCCGCAAGATTGATTCCCTGTTTGCTCGCCAGTAGTTGATTTACAGCGCCAGGATCTATGTCCTTGCCTGCTCTAAAGTCGTTTAAGAAACCTTGAGCTTCTTGCTCAGAAACCACGCCGGCGTTTATCGCAAGCTGAAGAGATGCAAATGCCTGCACAGACGGATTCTCCATGCCTTTGGCTGCCACGTCGCGAGACAACGCCAAAGCTTGATCCATCGTCATCGGCGTGCCCATGGTCCTGGATAGGGCAACTCTTGACATTGCCGCAGTGCCCATTGCGATTCCGGCGCTGCCCCCCATTCCAAGGTCCTGAGCCAGCTGGCTGGCGGTCTGCAGTACGGCTATGGATCCTCTGGCATCCTGACCTGCAAATCTGCCTATCTGCACCGCCTGCTCTACTTGCTGCATCATCGTAGCGCCCGCCTTCCTCTGAGCATCTGCTCTCAGAAAGTCTTCCGTTCGCTGATCCATGGGGCCGACGAAGTTTCTGCGCATCTGCTGAAACTCCCTACCAGCAGCATTTGCCAACTCTTCTCCGAATCGACCGCCGTACATGCTCTGCATGGATTGGATAATTTCATTTACCTGCATGCCCATGCGCTTACCGGCTTGGACAACTGAGCTGAATCCCTCCAGCTGACGAGCAATGTTCTCTTCCAATCTTTGGACATCTTCAGGCTTTATAGCTCCGAACATGTCTACGCCGCCGGAGCTAAGCAATCCCGAACGGCTAAGCTCCTGCATGAGTGTACCGGCCTTGGATGCGCCAAGACGCCGCATGCCTTCAAATGCCCCGCTTTGATCTTCTAGTCTAGATGTAAGCCCAGCAGCTACTCTGTCTGCAGCCAACACTCTTTGACCATCTTGATCAAAGGTTGCCGTACCAAGGGCACCCATCATTGAAAGAGACTGTGTCGCTGCTGATGTAAACAGCATTGGATTTTTATCCAAGCCGGTGATGCCCAGCACAATATCGCCAAGACTGCTGAACGCTCCGGCTTCCGCACCGCCAATAGTGCCAGGGGGCAGCATTGAAGATATGTTCATTGCGAGATTGCCGAGGTTTGCAGCATTAGTTGCAGTGTTGAGAACCTTTTCGGCTTTTTTCTTTAGATTCGAATTGCCCTGTAGCAAGGCGTTTGCTTTAGTAGCAGCCTCAGGCGTGTTCTGCTTGGCCAGATCAATCAACGGCTGCAGTTCTTGATCCTGGATGTTTTGTCCAGTTGCTGCGGTAAACATCTCAAAGACGCCGCTGAAACGAGATTGCGAACTAGACAAAGCCTGAACGTTTGCTAGCTGAGTGCCTAGATTGTAGCCTTCTCCTTGCTGCTCGAATCTCTGTAGCTGTACGCCAAAGTTTGCGTTCGTATCCTTGAGGTACTCCCGCATCTGGGCCAGCTCTTCGTTATATAGGTCTACTGCAGCCTGGCTTGAAAAGCTGGCAGGCATAGTGATATTTTTGGGTATAGACCTACCCAGACGACCTTGGAGTTGAGCGTACATGAATGCGCCCGGATCTCCGCCGCCTATGGGCATTGAGCCCATCATCGCTGATACTGAGCTGGATATAGGGCCGAGCATTCCTCGCAGACCTGGGGAGACTGCAAGCTGTCCGGCCATCTGAGTCATGGCCCCAGCCTCAGGGCCCATCAGTCCGCCTATAATATTTGAAAACTGTCCGAACATTGTCGGACTGGTAAAAGGCTGAGGACCTAAATACGTAGTATTAGCCAGCGGAACATTGCTGCCAGCCATCTGCATATTTGCCTGCAACTGCCCGGCAATTTGAGCCATAAGGGCTCTATTTTGCATCTGATAGGCAGTAAGCGGATTTGAGAATGGATCGTTGGAGTTAGGCACGGCTATTCATCTATTTTACCAAAAAGTGCCTTCCACTCTTCATAAAGCTCCCGGTTACTCTGCTGCTGTTTACGAATAGTTGGATTTATAGCAAAGTCTACTTTGTCTAGGTATTCGTCCGTAGCTGCATTGAGGGGCTGCAGAGGATTCTCGTATATTCCCGCAGCAGCCACAGCTCTGCGGTTATCCAGTACTGTTTGTGCAAGTTCTCTTTGCCTCAGATACCCTCTAAAAGACAGCAGTAAATTTTCCCTAGCCATGCCCAGCATATCTGTATCTGGAGCGTAGCTATAAAGAGACTTTTGATAGGCGTCCAGGATTAGGAGGGACCACCGACCCCATTTAGAAAAAAATCAGGATCGGCCGTCTCCTTGGTCATTTGCAGGACTTCAGCATCAAACCGCTGATATTTTTCAAATAAAACGTTATATAGGACTGTGCTGATGTCAGCGAACTTATCTGTAGCTGCCCAAATAACCTTTTGTCCCGGAGAGCCGTAAACCGAAGCTTCCTTCTTCTGCATATTTCCTGCAGAGTCTTTTACATAGAAAGATTCTTTCTTAGGGACGCTAGGATACATATCGAATATCGGTTGATAGCTTTTGAGGGAGATGCCCTCGTCGCCATGAAACTCCAGCTCGCATAGCGAGGAAGCCAAACAGAAGCGCATATGAGCCCCAGCCATGGCCATCATGGAGGAATACGGCACTCTACCGCTCTGAATAACGATGGCCTCAGAAACGGCGTCTAGCTCGGCTGTAGCCAAGGTCTTGAAAGTAACTTTGATGCTACCACCAAAGATATCAAAGGTTTTCTTATATGGTTTATTGGCAACAACCGCCTTCAGAAACTTCATCTTTTCCTGCTCAGGAATAACTAAATCTGGCTCTGGCAGTTGAGCAGGCTGTTGAATATTATCGGCAATCTTTTTTAGATTGTCGTTAATGTCTTCAATCTTCTTCTGCGCATCCTTGGCAGATGCTCGCATATCAGGCGGAAGATCGTCTTCAGCAACGGGCTGTAGATTTTCCGGCTGAGGTACATCAGCCTCTACTAGATTGCCGGCCTCGTCTGTCTTATATAACTTACCGGGCTTTAAGGCCTTAAAGTCCATGGTTATTCCTTGGTTCGAATCTTGTTTTCCGAGATGATTGTGTAGTTGCCCTCAAAGCTTTGGGCTTCACTACTCAACGTAATAGGCTTATCGAAGCCGTCTTTCTTGAATCTTAGCTTATCGTCTACAAATCTCGAATCGGGATTAAGTTTACCAAACTTTTGCAGCAGGGCAGTAGTGCCGGGCCAGAAGAAACTCTTGTCTTCTTCGATTCCCTTCGATGCCGCTCCTGCAGGTTTGCTGGGATCTACGCCCTTGAAGATCATGGGAACGCCCACACCCTGAGCTCTATAGGTCTGCTGCCAGTCACTTTCAAACATTACAAATTCCGTATTGTCGGGAATGCCTCTTAGCTCAGAACTGGGATAGCAGAATGTAAGATTCTTAAGCGAGCTGGTGGCCTTACCAAAGACAGATCTATCTACAAGATCCTGCTGCTCTTGCTGAGCGCTTACGTATTCTTCAATGCTCTCGGCTCTATCAGAGATAGCTGTCTGGATGTTCTTTACATACTCTTGCAGATCTGCGTCTTCAAGTTTACTTATCTGTGTGTTAGTGCCTGCATACGAAGCCGACAGCATGGAGCGAGAGAATACTCCAGTGCCTTTGACGAGGAACTGCATGTCTCGATCCTTACCAGACGCAAGTAGCGAGTTGCCTTGGAAGAAGAACCCTCCAGATGTCTGCACGCCCATGCCTGAGTTATTAATTAGCATGTTTGTACCGGCATCTAGATTATCTACATTTGTGACAAACAGAACCTGATTTGCCAGGGATATGCTTCTAGAGCCTTTAGTAGTTATATCGCCCTTGCCTGAGTCAAAGTATATGCTGCAATTCTGCGTTTGATTGCCGGCGTAAATCTCAGAGGCCACGCTACTGATTGAGGACTTAGGCGCTTTTAGCCAGATACCGCGATGGCTATTAGCGTTATTAGTTGGATCCTTAAACACCTGCTCGTCTTCTTGCAGTAGATTCAAGGCCTCGGCCTTTGACTCCAGTAGGATACCGCCTGCCCCATCGTTACCTGCCAGAACTGTCACATTGCGATCGGCCTTGAGTCTTAAGTCGCCAATATTGGCACTTAGCTCCACATCTGTGCCTGCCGTAAACGACACTCCGTCACCTGCAAAGCTGACAACGTTCTTGCCTGCGCGCAAGGTTATGTCCCCTGGGCATGATAGGTCTATAGAACCAGCTCTCATGCTGATGGTCGAGCCGTAGCCGTCCTGCAAGTGAATAGAACCATCCTCGTGCATCATGATCATTGCACGGGAGGCGAAGTACTTAACTTCCTCTCTGGCATTGATTTGCAGCTTGCCAACTTGGGGCAATTTGGCAAACATTCTTTCAGCGCTGACTCCGTTGGTTGCCGAGATCAAGCCTCCTGAATCAACTACCGACCTAAAACCGGCCAGATCGATCTCATCTATCTCCTTGAACGTCCAGTCGTTTTTTCTTTCCTTGAAATTCAGGGTAGCTCTGTGATTCTTGAAGGACGCGAGATCAGAGCTTGCAGCGCTGTAAAGCAGAGCTCCGTGATCTACATTCTCCTCTATGCCGGTAATCGTCGCATCTGCCGTATTAGGCTCGTTCTCATCCCTAGCCTGCTCTACCGTTTCTTGCTTGTCGCCTCGGCTGTCATCTGCCTTGTAGCGTTCCCTGGGCATCGGGATCAGGCAGTCTTTGATAAAAGCGATAGACTTGGCAGATACGACCGTATAGGCTCCAGAGGAGTCAACGTGCTCCCGGAATACGGCAGACTCATCCTGCGTATCGCTCTCTGTCGCTTTGCGCACAGATTCCAGTTTGGGTACAACAACAAAGTTAAGTTTGATATTGCCTAGGTATCCCTCAAACTCCGAATACCGCCACCAGCCTATCTGGCTTGGATCCTGCGGCTTGTAGGTGCCTGTAATAACTTCTGGGCCCGGATAGGTGGATCTATCCGTAGCTTGAGCCTTTGGCGCCTCCCCGTACTGCTCCGTACCTCCAAGAGACTCGATCACATACGAATTGATTCTACGGACTTCGGTATAGTCGCCAACGTCTGCAAATTTAGTTACTTCAGAGCCAGCCGTGTTATGCTCATAGTTAAACGCATTGATCCTGACCAAGGAGTCGATGTAATGGCATTCAACGGAGCAGTCGAGTCCGGATATTAGAGACGCATGCAAGGCTCCGACAAAGAGACCGCATCCAAATGAGTTGAGTATGGTTGTGTCTCCTGGATACGCGTCTACAGGCTTTCCAGCGTTGAAGTTGTTGAATACGCAGTTGAGCGGACCGTTATCTGATATGTCGTCTTTGAAGCTACCAGCAGGCGAGCTTACAACCAGTTCTGGACTGCCCAGCGAAGTGCTTTCACCAAGGTACGTGGATATGCCCCCTAGAATGATCGCCTGGTTTACACCCAAGGCCGGTGTGGTCATAGCCAAGACCCGACTACCTACACCGTATAGACTGCTGGTTCTGGTGTTAAAAGACTGAATTCCGCCTGTGGCTTCGAGGGGCACACCCAGCATATCGGGCATGCTGGCCACTCTCAGCTTATATGATTGTAATTGTTGATTGACCTCGACCACCGTTGCAACAAAGGTGTAGTCGTTTAGCAACGACTTGCTGAAAGCCTCTGAGGCTCGCATGGGCCAATCGTACTTTGGCGATGTTAACGGAGAGCCTGCAGCCGCAGAAACTTTAGTGGAATTAGTAGTAACTGGGGTGCTCATAAAGTAACTAGGCTCCGTTTCCGGAGCCTAGTATAGCGCGTATCTTCGAATTTACAAACTCTAGATTACTGCAGTTCCATCGTCGAGAAGATCATCTGAACGTTCTCTCCGATGATGGCAGTGTCGACATTCATGGTAAGGCCGAATTGCGTAATAATCGGCTCTTTGATCGTGATCGAGTTGGTGTCTACATCAACACCGGCGCAGCCAGCTACGCCCTGAAGTTCAAGGTTCTTGCCCTTGACTTTGCACACGTCGCCAAAAGTAGTGTAAAAGTTCTTTACAATACCCTTGGAGCCGACAACCTTGCCGAGAGCCAGAGTGCCGGAGGTTCTACCTGCGATGTAGTAGACATCGTCAGCCTTGGCAAGATCGTAGACAAAGCTGACCTGTTGCTGATAGCTGAGCTGCACATTCTGAATAAGTAAGCCGGAGGTCTTGCCGTCAGCGCCTAAGGCTGGAAACTGCAGAGTAGCCTTGTCGACGCTAAAACCGCCTACGACGTTTTTAGGTGTTTTATTAAAGATTTCGGTAGCCATCTATTGGTTCCTTTAGATAACGAGGGTGATGTCAATGATGTTCATGGGCAGCGGTACGCTGATTTGAACCTTGACGAGGAGCGTATCTTGGGCGGTTGCAGGAACCGTGACGGATACGATCGTGTAGGTCTTAAGCTGCGGGCCAACTGTGATTGCACCGTTGGTGGCAGCCAGAGTACCCAGCGTTTGACGGATAGTAGCCTCGACAAGACCCTTAGTCTCTTCAGTGATGTTTACGCGGCCTACGAGGTTACGCAGGGCGTCAGCAAGCGTGAAGGACACTGAGTCTACGTTGCAGGTTACAGACTGTTCCTTGCGATACAGGTCAAGGGTCGAGGTGCTGAGCTGACGCTCAACATAGATCTTGCCTTCATCTGTATTACGGACAGCCCATACGCCACCATCGCGAAGGATGTTTAGATCCGACTCGCTGAAGAGCGGAGAGGTGATGTTGACTCCGTCAAAGCCAAGGAGCTCTACGTTCGAGAGGGGCTGCTGCGGACGGGAGCCGGAACGAAGACCTGCAAAGGCGCAGGCAATGTACCAGTTCTTGACTGGAGTGCCATCTACGCGAAGACCGTTAACGCCACGGTCAGGTACAACTGCGAACACGCGATCAGAGCTGAAACCGCCAGCAACCTGGGCATACTTGGCTGCCGTTGCCGCAGAGGTGAGGTCACGGAAGATTTCAATCTTGAAGTTGGAGAGCGCAGGATCGGTTGCAGAGCTGATTACGAGAGTATCATTATCCACTACTGCAAGAACCTTGTACTCGACAAAAGTGGTTCCACCGAAGACATTGGTATTGAACTTGGTGCGGACGTAGTCACCAACCTGGACGGTTTCGGTGAACTTAGGCAGCACCTGACCGCCAGCTTCGCTAACGGCGTTTACGTACCACTTACCGGCAGTAAAGGAAGCGCTGGTGCCATAGATGTTGACGCCCGTGGAATCCTTATCCTGGATCTTATTGTGGATTTCGACTTCAGGGGCAATCCACATAACGCGGAAGCGGCCAGTTGCTGGGGCTGATTCGTCTTGGACGTGACCTACGAAGGCGTTCCAGATCTCAGAGGAGGTGGTGAGCGGAACGAGGCCGTAGCAGTTTCTGTTGCCCTTTGCGAGAGCCAGAGCATCTGCAAAGCCGCGATTACCGTTGAGCGTCTGCGATACGGTTGGAATGAAGTGGACGGTTGCGCCGTTGGCGTTCGACCAAGCCTTATATACGCCGTAGGCAAGCGGGTTGTCTACGTCGATCGTACCGAGCTGAGTGGTGATATCTGCCAGGGTGTTAACCGAGCCAACCTGACGAGCGATGGCCTGGAACGCACGATACTGCATGTAGAACTTACCTGCAGTTACGTATGCGTCGGTCTGGCTGTTGTTTACAGCGGAGTCCCTGGTGATGAGGATGTTCTCAACCAGGAGGCTGCGCGAATCAGAGTCGGAGGCGTTCTGCAGGCTCCAGTTCGGAGTGACGCCGTTTGGCTGATAACGACCTAGCTCTACGGTCTTCTTCTTGGAAAGACGAAGCTGAGTTGGAGCAAATGTAGTGCCTGTTACAGCGTCTGCAAAAACCAACTTATCAAGTACTGGAACAGTTGCCCCGGTTACTGCGATCGTGAACACGTCGCCACGAACAAAACCCTTTTGCTGGTTAGCTGGCGTAGCACCTGTACCACCTACAGCTGTAGTAAGCTGAAGACCGTAACTACCGATATTTACAGTTTGAGCAGCACTGTTAAGAGTAAGTTTAAAGATGCTAGTTACGTCTGCACCATTATTGGTAGACACCTGGAACTCAGGAGCATTAGTGATATTTTCGTTAGCAAAGCTACCACCCTTGATGCAACTAATAATATAAGTGGTATTTGGAGTGCTAGTAGACAAAGTACCCGCAGTTACTGCAAAAGTACCACCAGCGCCGACAGTAAGTTTAGTATGACCTACTGTGATGCTAAATGTAATTTTAGCGCCAATCGGAGGCTGTGACGAGAAGGCGAGAGCCACCGTTGCGCCGCTAGGAAGCGTAGTAGTTACGCCTGTTGTCTTACCTGTACCGGTAATGTTATCAAGCCCGGTGTCGGAAACAACCGTGTAGTCTACCGTTGTAGAAGTACTGGCAGTTGTGGTGAGGGTATAGTTAGTTACGGTCTTACCAATAGATCGAGGATCTGCCGCGTAGGTAGCAGCAGTAGTGCCAGTTAAGTAACTGGTTCTAACTAAGGTAAAGTTAAACCCAGTAATACCATTAATCGCAGTCTGGCTTGCACCTGTAGCGGAGCTGGATATACCAGAGCTAGCCTCTAGAGCAAGGGTATCTGCTTGGGTTCCGGCAATAGTGCCTACCGCTGCAGAAGAGACAGTGCCGTCAAAGCCACTTACTACAGAGCTGTGGCGTAAACCAGTGCTATCGTAGATCTCAACAATATCGCCGACTACGACATCCTGAACTAGGTTTGCGTTGCGACTAGATCCCTTCCAGCCTGTGCTGCTATTAATTGCAGCTAGTACGTTTGTACCTGCAGCAAGGTTGCTACTCGAAAAGTTGCTTGCCTGGGCTAAATGCGCATAGCTAATATAAGCATCCTCAACAAAGAGCTTAACGTAGTCTGCGTCAAGCAGAGAGCTATAAACCACCGTGGGAATGGAGTAAGTGGCATCTGCGGAAAAGATAGATCTATCCGTACCGTTGGTACCAGTACGGGTGGCAACGGTGGAAATAAATCCTTTGGACTTTTCAGCAGCAACGCCGTAACGAACAAGCTCGCAGCTCGGGCCTACGATGCAGGCTCGGAGCTGCTGCGCTACAACGTCAGGGGTAGCTTCGAATTCACGTCTAACGATTACGGCTGGTTTTGGGCTGGCCATAGTTCGGTCATGCTCCTAATTGGAAATTGATATCTGTGTTCTTCATTATAGCATTAACTGAGATTTGTCTCAGCAAACGAGAGGCCTGGGGGGTTAGTTCCCAGGAATAAACAAATTCGTACTGTACTGGAATCTGAATTATAACATTATCTAGGTTAGATTCCATGTCTGCTGGCTCGGATATAGATGGTACATCCCACCTGGATAGACCCATCCATTCCCTTAGTAGAGGGCCAAAATGGCTAAGATAACCATGAACCTCTCTGGCAAACAGTTCAGCTTGGGCTACAGTCTTACCTAATACAATGACTGTATGCGTGCCTGTAATTCTTTTATAATATTGAGATTCGGTTCCACCGATACTTCTATCGCCTATGGCTATTTTGGATTCTTGCCATACTCCGGGCTTTATTAGAACTGCAGGCCTTACTATCATTTGAGAAAGATTTATTGAAAAATAATTCTCAATAGTTACTTGAAATGGTGCTTTAAGGGCATCTTCTGTAGCGTCAGGAGCCCAGTAAAATTCTTTTAATTGTGGATGTAAGATGTTGTCTGGGCTGCTAAACAACTGCCTTAGGCAGTCCTGGATAACACCAGAGATGGCTAGCCGAGAGGGAAATTGACATCCGATATGAGCCTCTGGCTTCAGAGACTCCGGTTTGTCTATCTCGGTTGTGTTAGGCTCAGCCATCGGGGCAATTATAGTAAAAAACCTTTAGCGATGCAATCTACATTTTGCAGACCACGAAGTATTCGTTTTTATCTAGCTGATTTTCTTCAAGTATTTCAAAATTTGAGATGCCAATACTGAGCAGCAAGTTTCTAATTTCAACCTTGCTGAAATAGACAAATCGATCCTGCTGAAATACTTTTAGCTCGTCTTTTAATGTTTCTTTAAATACGGTAAAGATCAGTGTGGAGCTACATACCTTTTTAGCTGATTGCAGCAGCTGCTTCAAGATAAGTTTGTTTTTTAGCTCATCTCTGTCTATGTTGTAGGTAACCGTACCAAATAGGCAGACCAAATCGTATTTGCCGGAGACGGGAATAGCGGAATAGGTCAGACACTTGCAGTGCGCTAGAGCTTCTGGTCGGATATCTACGGCCTCGTAGTGAACCTTTATGTCCTTTAGTCTTAGCCAATCCTGTAAAAAACAAGGCCCAGAGCCTACATCAAGCACTGAGCTAAAAGAAAACCTATCCAAGATTAAGAATCTTTTTTCTGCTGCCGCTTTGCCGTAGCCGTTACTGAGTCCGTCTCTATATATGTCGTTTATAGAAAAGCTCATGTTAGCCCAGGATTTCCTGCTTTCGATTCTCCGTCAGCAGATTGATGGATACCAGATAGTCCAATCCAGCTAGAGTAACCTCATTGTTCGTCGAAATCTCTTGTGCAGCTCCGGCGAGTTGCTGGAAGTCGGCAACCTGAGGATCAGTAAGAGCCGCAGCTCTAAATGCAGCTCTCTCGTCTGCCGTAAATCGCAGCAAGAATTGATACGCCGTGTATGTTTTTGGAGTAGGGGTTGGGTTTCCGAAGAATCTTGGATTTTGATTCTCGTCGTAATTCTGGCCTATAAGGCAAGATTCGTTTTCTGATAGCGCTACTAAATATAGTCCGTCTCCTGGATTCCAGGAAGGATCGGCAATCGCTACGTTGATAACGGTATCTGTATTGGAATTAATTATTGCGCAACGCATAGATGTCTCTCAATAGGCCACGATCAATACGTATCCATCTCCACCTCTACCGCCAGAGCCAGTGGTTATACCGTTCAATGCCCCGCCTCCGCCTCCGCCACCGCCACCGCGATAGCCATCACCACCGTTGTTTGCAGAAGTGGAACCACCACCACCACCGCCAGGGCCTCCGAATCCAGGACCAAATACTCCACCAAATATCGAGCCAGCAATTGCGTTTGCAAATAGTGGAGGAGTTGCTGTGTTTGCGGAACCGCCAGCAAGTATGTTCGTGTTTCGGGTTACATTGGGCCAAGTAACAGTAGTAGTGTTTACTGTGGGTTGGGTGATGCCTCCGCCAGAACCCGCTGCGCCCGCACCACCTGTACCTACTCCTCCTCCGCCTGCTCCACCGTTGGAATACGGATTAGATATGGTCGAAGCAGTTCCGCCCAAGTTGGTGCCTCCTGCACCACCACCGCCAGCGGAAAATGTCATTCCGTATATCATTCTGTTTGCTGCATTACCTGCTGTACCAGCCGTATTTGATCCACCCTGTCCAAGTCCACCGCCAACTGCCGTGATAAGAGTGCCTGGTAGGCCTGGAACGGTAATGG